TATTGATTCAACTTGGCTTATTAGTGCTGTGTTTAATAATGCAGTTGAATTGGCTTGACTTGTATCGATTCCGCCACCGGCTCCTGATGGTGTTGTGGTAGGAGTTTGAGTTGGAGATGGAATTACTTTAGCAGCTTCGGTTTTAACTCCAAATATTTGTTGTTTAATTCTATCTAAAAACGATGTTACCTTATTTTCTGCATCCGTAAATGAAATATTTCTAAATCCATCAGCAACTGCATTTGGTAATTCAGATATTCCATCCTTTAATTCATCAAATGCAACCTTTATCCTTACAACATTTCCACTTTGAATTGCACCCAATAAAGATGTAAAGTTTACAAGTTGTTTTCCAAGTTGTATTACTGTATTCAAAAACGCATAGAAGGTTTGCAATAATCCATTTACAACCTTGCGCACATTTTCAAATTCAAAATACATTGCAGTAATAATACCAACCAATGCAAGTGCAACACCAACCGGACCAGCTAATGTTGTAATTATTCCAACTAAACTTCGCATTTGTCCTAATAAACCACCTATTGTAGTTGCTAATTTTCCTATAATAAATACGGCTGGACCAATGGCAGAAACGAATAAAGCTACATTTACGGCAGTTTGTTTTGCTTCTGGACTTAATTGTTTAAACCTTTCAACTAATGCAGATATAAAATCAGATAATTGTCTTAACCTTTCATTTAAATTAGTCGCTTCGGCTATTGATTTACCAAGTTCGGCAAACGCAATCGAAGCGGAATCTTTAAAATTAGATAATGCGCCACCAAGTGTTTGTGATTGCATTTGCATACCGCCAAAAAACTTCCCACCTTCCGATGCAGTTTCTTGCAATATCCTATTCAATACATCAAAGGTTACACCACCATCCGCAACAAATTTATTAAATGCTTTACCTGTTAATCCGGTTTGCTCTTGCAACATTTCAAAAACTGGAATACCTCGCGATGCAAGTTGTCTTAAATCTTGCGTGAATGCAACACCAACTGTTCTTGCTTGACCAAGGATTAAACTTATATCATTAATATTGCTTCCAGTTGCAGCTGCAATATCGCCAAGGTATTGTAACGAGTTTAATGCTTCATCGGCACTAAATCCGAATGCCATTAATTGCGAACTCGCCTCAACTAAATCCCCAACTTCAAATGGAGTTTGAGCGGCAAAGGTTTTGATACGTTCAAATACGGCTGCACCTTCTTCGGCGGATCCGGTTAAAACTCTTAATCTTGCTTCAAGTTGTTCAAATTGGATTGCGGAACTTACCGCAGCACCACCAGCACCAAGAATAGGTAAGGTTAAGGTTTGAGTCATATTCGAACCAAGTCGCTGCATATCACGACCAAACCGCTCCATTTGCCTTTGTGCAGAACGAAGGTTTTTCTGAAAGTTTTCGACTCGTAAACCGAGTACAACATTTAAATCCCTTGCTGCCATATCTTATGCTTGTCCGTGATTTTTACGCATAATTGCGTCCATTCGTTTTCTCCATTCGATTTGTTCTTTGGTCAATTCTCTTGTTTTTGGCTTTTCTTGTTTTTCCCAATCAAACTGAATTAAATCAGTCATTTTAATTGTTTTCCCTTTGCCCGAATACGGTTGTAAACTAATTGTAGCCAACCATCTTGTTTGTTCCCATTTGTTGCGGAACTCTAATTGTTTCATTTGGTTAAAGCCTTTGATTGCGTCCATCACCACCACAAAATCAGAATCTAAAAAATCTTGATTGCTCATTCCCATCTGCCCAATCGCAATTTTCCTAATTTGATTCCAAGTCATTATTTCGTGTGAGTCAGATGCGCTTTCGTTCGACTCGTTTTTGTTTTTTTTTCTGCCGATGGCATACTATTGCCAAACAAAGACATTATTCTATTAATAGCTTCCATATCTTCATCAAGTTGATCGCACATATCCTCAAAGGTCCATTTAAACTCAACCTTTTCTTTTCTGTGCCCATCCCTTAACGCTTCAAATATTAACATCAATGTATTCTTATAATTGAGCGTTTCCGTTCCGAGCGTTAAAATAGAAATGCCTGTTTCCTCTTCGAAGCGAATCAATGTCGCATTCCCGAACGAAACAGGCACTTCCTTGTTGTTTATTTTAGTAAATCTAACCATTTGTAATCCGTGTTTGTGGTGTGTTCATTTAATTATGCGTTTGTTCCGCGATAAACCGCTCCCGAAATCGTGAATGTTGCGGATACGGATGTGTTATCTTCAACCGGAGTATTTACTTCCCAAGATGTGCAATACGCACTAAATGAATAGTAGTTGTATCCGGATGTGTTTTCGGTCAAGGTCAAAGCCAAAACTGTTCCATTATCCAAGGCATCAAATAAAACATCTGGCTGAACGTTTGTTGATGTTTCGGAATACAATGCCTCTACGGTTAAAGTTGCTGATTTTTGACCCGGTTTGTTAGAAACCCATCCAGAACTTGGAGAATCCTTTGTAAGAATGTTTCGCATTTCTCTTGTAACGGATAATGTAGCTGATGTTGCTTCGCCAATAGCGGTTGTGCCATCCTTATAGATGCGAAGGTCTGTTCCATTAATTATGTCATTAACTGCCATTTTTCTATGTTTTTTATTTTAAAATAATTTGCGCTTTTTTTTCTTTGGTAATGCTATATTTTCTTTTAATTCTATTATTTCCTTTTCTTTTTGAATAATCTTTTCAACGCCAAATGGCAAAACTTCTTCGCATATTCCATCTGCAATTAATTCCAATGCCTTCTTCTTCATTATATGCGACCTTAATCCTTTTGTGATCACTTTATTTGTTGCCGGATTCAACCAATCCTTTAAAAATAAAACTTCCATTACCTTTCGCGTTTTAATCTGATGCTAAAATCTAATGATTTCCAAAATATTTCTAATTCTGCATTGTAATCTCCATCTCCTTCGCCTACAAATCTAATCCTTTGAATTTGTTGCCCTTCAACCGTTCCTGTATAATAATCTAATGCGCTTCTAACTGCATTAGCAAGTGATGTATTCTCGTCGTATTGCGTTGAATAGCAATCTATTTGAAAGCTAATTACATCCAATGGACTAACGCCATCTTTCGTTAAAGAGGGCTCTGTATTCGTGATTGTATAAACCACAAAGGGAAATGTAGTATTTTGTGGAGCAGTAATTGGATAAATCCTATAATGTGCGAGATTATATACGCCACTATTATTAGAAAGCAGATTATAAATAACTTTACCCAATTCATTGTTTGTCGCCATTATTTTATTTTCCCTTTTGCAATTTTTTGCAATCGTTTTTCAACTCCGCGTTGAACCAATGCAAATACTATTCCTTGTGTTTGTCTTAAAGCTGCCCCGGTTACCTTATCTCCAAATGCTCTTGCGCTTCCGTATATCATATGAGCATACCATCCATTGTTTTTGTTTTCATTTGGATTTGGTATGTTCTTTTTCCTGTTTAATAAATTACCTACAATCGCAACCGGACCTTTAATTTTTGTTTTTACCTCTGATATTACTTGAATCGAATATTTAAGATTTCCAATTCCGTATTTTCCACTTACTCGACCGTATCCTTTTCCAGCTCTTTTTTTACCGTTTATTTTTGGTGTTTTGTAGGTATATAAAACGTTACTTTTAAGTTTCTTTGGTGCAAATTGCCTTTCAATGGTATTATCTCTATTCCTTGGATTCGCTACTGGTGTTAATTGCCTTGCTCGTTCTTTAACTACAATAGCAGCCGGATTTAATATGTTTCTAATTTCTTTAACATCTTGAATGTCGCGGATCAACCTATCTACGTCTTTATTAAATGCAATCAAATCCGCTTGACTCAAGTGTAACATCAGTTCCTCGTTTTAGCTTCAAGAATCATAAATTGCTTTTCTTGTTCCGGCAATATCCGTTCAATGTCATATACCTTTGAATTAAAACTAATCCGCATCTTCTCATTCAAATCAGTTCTATATCGAACCGTAAATTCTACATTTCCAATCGCAGTTTCTCTTGCAACCATTTCTTTTTCGTCCGTTCCGACTCTTTTGTATTCAACCGCTGCCCAAACCGTAGCGAATGTTGACCAAGACTTGTTTACTTGACCAGAAGCAGAACGAGTTTCTGTTACGGACTGGATTACAATCCGTTCATTCATTCGACCCAATACCTCGTTCTTTTTCCAGATCATATCCCTACGAATAAATTGTAATTTAATCTATCAAGTAACGATTGCGAAGCCGAGTATTTTTCCTTTGCGTAATCGCTTCGGTTATGATACATATCGGAAAGTACCAATCTAATTGCTTGTCGTATCGAAGCTGGTACATCTGAACTTGCATCTCCATATCCAACAATATAAGTAACCGTTAGCGAATTAATTTCGGCTAATATGTCTGGGAATACTTCTCCATAAGCCGGTGTGATTCGAGCAGCTTTACGATGCAAATCCACCTTGTATAAGGAACTGTTCCAAGTCTGTTCTACCTCGGATGTGTCGGTGTAAACGATTGACGTAACCGATTGAACCGGATGCGAAGTTAAATACAAAGTCGGAAACAAATCCGTTATTTTCGCTTTAGGAACTTTGTCGTAAACTTCCGAAACAGTTTGAGTAATGAATTTTTGACCCAGGTATTCTTCGCAATAATTCGTAGCAGCCAATATAATATCGTCAATAAGCGTATCATCAGAAGATGTGTCTAATTTTAAATAGTTCTTTGCCTCACTTGTTGTGAGCATTGGTGTAGATGGACCTGATGTTACCTTAAAATAACCCATTATTTAGTTTTACGAGTTGTTCTTTTCTTTGCTTGTGATGTTGCCGATTCCGCTTCCGTTGATGTTTTGGCTTCAACCTTTTTTGTAGGTGCATCCACCAAAACTGCGTAGCCTTCTTTTATTAATTTATCTGCCAATTCCTTATGAACAAGTCCAGAATGACCCG